CAGTTACCCAAACCCAAGACCACGCAATGTAGCCAGTCAGTTTTAAGCCAACAAACAATACTAATAATAAAACAGGTAAACCTTGCATCTCTGTATCCTCGCTTTCTAACTCACGTTGTAGTCCGACAAGTACCCAGACTATTATTTTAGGTTCACTAGCAGCGCGGTACTTGCGGCTAAACTACTTAGTTAGGCACCAAGCCTTTGTTTGGCAATCTCAAAATACTCTGCATCTTTTTCAATGCCAATAAATTTACGATTGTTCAGCAACGCCATTTTTCCCGTTGTTCCGCTCCCCATAAAACAATCTAAAACGGTGTCGCCTTCATTTGACCAACTAATGATGTGGTCGCGCGCGAGAGCTTCGGGGAATGGTGCAGGGTGGCCAGTCCTATTACCACCTAAAGGTGGAATGTCCCATATCGCAAATCTCTGCCCGTACTTGGACCGCTCTTTCCCTACTGTGCTCATTTCTCTCATTGAACCATCCGCAAGTCGAAGCCGACCGCCGATTTTCCCCGCGACCTTGTTTGGCCTATCCCTGATCGGGTTAAATGTGCTCTGCCTCCCTTTGGTGAATACAAACATATACTCGAATACTGGCGCATATCTTGTCTTTAATGAACCAACAGCGGTGAAACTGCCTTTATTCCAAATCATAGTATCATGTAAATTAAACCCGCAATCCATAGCCCAAAGGGCTTGCTTAAAAGATGTGCCCGTTTCGCTCCCTTTTACTGTGGCATCACCCACTACCCAAACCACTACACCGCCTTTTTTAGTTACTCTAAACAATTCTTCTAAAACATGCTTCCAAACGTGTTCGCCCCACTCTAAAGAATTGTTGTAAGTCCGTAAATTGTCGTAAGGCGGTGATGTGACAGTTAAGTCAACACTACCATCGGGTATTTCTTTCATACGCTCTAGGCAATCGCCAAGCATTAAATTCATCGCCATTCCCCTGCCTAACTCTGCATTAAGTGCGACAAGCACCCAGTCGCCTATGCAGGTCTATTATCGTTGTAGTGCTTGCGCCTTATGCGTTGGTAGTTAGGCAGCCCTAGCTTTATCAAGTGTAGTCCTTGCTTTTTTAACCCAATCGGGCGCAAAGTGGTTACGTTCAAATTGCGAAGACCAAGAATCAACAACAGTTTCTAGCGCATCCTTTAGCTCAAGAATAATGTTTGCCGCTTCTTCTAAGTCATCTGCAAATTTAGTTGAAACTTCGCAATCTTTAGAGTATTCAAGTAATCGTTTTTCTAAGCTCATAATTTCATTTCTCATCTATCGTTAAAAATGCCTAACTCTACGTCAAGTGCGACAAATACCCAGCCACTAACTGCTAAATTGTTTGTGCTTTTGGCAACTACTGTATTTTTTGCAGTAGTTGGGTACTTGCACCTGAATTTTTAGTTAGATTCAATCTTTAATACTAAGGTCGTTATACCCATACTTTCGTATTTTTGTGGCATCACCACCAAGCGTGTTAATATCAATCCATTCTTGCACGTTATTTAATTTGTCATCACGCCAAACTTTTCCACCATTTAAAATATGGTCGTAAAACTTTTTGTGTGGGTTCAAACTACTGTGCGAGAAATTTCTCATAAATACTTCAGTGCTATTCATCGCAATATCCTCATCTAACTCACGTTGTAGCGCGAAAACAACCCAGTCAATCATGGTTGTTTTCTGCACCGTTTATTCAATTTATCAAACTAAAACAGCTAGGTTGTTTCGCCTAAACTTTTTAGTTAGGCACTAAGGCTTTGGCATTCTTTTTAGCATAAAATCAATGCCATCCGCTTTTATTGCACATTTAGCAGCATCTTCAAAAGCATCAAGCTCTAAAAAACTAACTGCTAGTTTTTTAAACTTATCTTTGTTGTTCTGCATTTCTAACCTAAACAATTCCCATTCTTTTAATTTTTCTATATCTTTCATCGTAATTCCCCTGCCTAACTCTGCATCAAACCGATAACCACCCAGCCATTTATTAAGGTTTACTGTCAGCGCATAAGTGGTTACGGCTTATGCGTTGGTAGTTAGACGCTACTCTTTGCTTGCTCTATCCAAGCATCGTTTAAACCATGCCGCAGTCTTTTGCATTGCGTAAAAATCACGTTTCGCAATTGCCCATTCTTCATTTTTTGGCAGGTATAACCAGTAAAAACAAATACCAAAGCCAGTAAATAAGCATATCAAGCAAAAAATAAACGCTAGTCCACTGTCAATCATCATCGTTAATCCTCGCTTTCTAACTCTCATTGCAACCGATAACCACTCAGTCGCCTATGCAGGTCTATTATCGTTGTGGTGCTTGCGCCTTATGCGTTGGTAGTTAGATTTTATCAGTCCAAAGCCGTCTAACCTTTCCCCATTCTTGTCTATCGCAATCGTGGCCTAGTCTTTTATAACTAGCTCCATTTGCTCGCAAATCGTCATCTTCTAAAAACGCACGCTCTAAATCACGCTCAATCAAAGAGCGTGCTTTCTTACTAAGTCTTGGCCAGTTCTTTATTAAATCGCTAATAAATGCGCTAACAGCAATCGTCGCACGCCCGCAGTAGTAGCTAAATGCACCATGCCACAAAATTACATCATCAAAATCTAACTCTTGCGTCAAGTGCGATGCCAACCCATCCTCGTTTTGTGTATCTTTTTGCATTTGTGATTACTCTCATCTGTTTAGTTTGTTGTGGGTTGCCACGCCTTACGCGCTGACGTTAGGCATCACGCTTGTAATTAGGCGTAAGCCCTAGTCTTTCACGCAATACAACAATGTCAGTATGTCTTTTACCAACCCAATCGTCATTTAAAGCATCAAGATACCGCTCTGTTAATGCTCTTGATGTTTTGTCGTGATGAAGATAGCGATTATCTTCTTCAAGCATAATTTTAAAGCGTTCTATTTTTGCTTCGAGTTCTTCAAGCCGTTTTTTTGTACCAAAAGGCCACATATAATTACCTCATTTGTTTTCATCGTTAAAATATGCCTAACTCTCATTCAAGCCGACACTAACCTAGCCTTGCTTTGCAATAAATCAGGGCATTTGCGGCTTAATTTAATAGTTATACACCAACGTTTTCATCAAGCGCGTTAATGTCAGCGTCAATGTTCGGGTGTACATTAAACGCTTTTTCTCGCCATGCTCGCAGTTCCAACAACTCATCTATTGCTAACCATGCCTGCATTATATCCAGCCCATCATACTCGCCATGTTTAAGCTGCATTTTTAGATATTTCAGCTCGTCATCTCTTGTCATCTCATTAATTCCAATTCATCGCAAAAAGTGTCTAACTCTGCATTAAGTGCGACAAGCACCCAGTCGCTCATGCAGGTCTATTATCGTTGTGGTGCTTGCGCCTTATGCGCTGACGTTATACGCTAACGTGCAGTATTTTATTAGCTTCTGCTTCTTTCCGTTTTTCAATCTCACGAGTAATGTACCAGCGTGCTTTTTCTAAATCCTCAATGCCATTTTTCAAATCAGCACGCCACAAATACTTCATGGCATTGCCCAAGCAAAAACTCATGTGTTCCGTTACTGTTATACATTCCACGCCGCTTGGGTGGTTTGTGTAGTGTTTCGGATGGTTGACATTGTCGGTCATCATTCACCTCATTAAATCTATCGTTAAAAGTTAGCGCGTATAACTCGTAATTTAAGTGCGACAAGTACCCAAACATCAATTTAGGTTCTCTGTCCGTGTGTTGTACTTGCGCCTTAATATGTTGTTAGGCATCACTAACGCGGCAAGGGCTTGGATTTTCATCAAACCTTACTGCTTTTATTTTCTCATGCCCAAGAAGCATGGTTTTCATAAGTCTGTGCCTTCCATCCATTAGCTCGCCGTCCTCATCTAAAATTATTGGCTTGTCTAAATCGGCATCATTAACAGCGTTCATGTGCATTACAACATCACGCAAAGTTAGCTTTTCGTATGTGTAATAAAGGCTTAAATGATTTATCGGCACATCCATCACTGGTAAGTTTCTTGCTAACTCAAACAATCGCGGAACGCTCCAAGAGTGCCGTCCTAAATTGCACATTTGGTCATTTGGGCAGTGCCAATCTTTAATTTTCATTTAACAGACTCCTGTTTGTTTTTTGCGTATTGATAAATTTGTGATGCTCTCCCTCTTGTTATTCCCATTAACTCGCCTATTTCCCTAAAAGTTTTCTTGTCTTTATCTTTCCAATCTAATACTTTTTTATGTCGCTCATTCATCTCACTATCTCCAATTCATCGCCAAAAATGCCTAACTCTGCATCAAGTCCGATAACCACCCAATCGGTTACTGTAAAATCATCAAGCCGTGGTAGAGTGGTTACGGCTAAACTTCTTAGTTAGACGCTTTTACGCCAACACGGGTAGTCTCCAACCTGTCGCCAGTGCGGTCTGTCATTCTCTAAATTCGATTTGCTTGAGTACCAACGCCTACCATTCCAGTAATTTATGTATTTAC